GATTTAACAATAACATCATACACTCTTTTATTTATAACCCATTCTGTATCTTGCATTATATTTACTGCGTCATACATAGGTTTCATTTCGTGACCTCTGTTTTTTAGTTCCTCTAAATATCTTCTATTACTAGCTTTTACTAAATTGTAGTGCATGATTTACTCCTTTATATCCTCTGGTTTATTTTCGTAATTATGTTTTCTTCCGTAGTACCCACCGATAAAAGGGTTATACTCCCATTTGCGTGGGGGCATTAGCATTGGTAAGTACTTTGGTTGAAGTGCTTCGTTTTTAATATTAAAGTTTCTTATCTCATCTATTATTTTTCTAGTCGCTTCAACATAAGTAATGGTCTTATACTTATTAAGTTTTCTATTCTGTATTTTTACTAGTCCTAGTTTACATAAGTAATCAACCATCTTTACACCAAGATGAAGTCGTTGTTCTTTAGTCCAGTCGTTAAAATCTAGGTTATGTTTATTCATACAGTAAACCCAGACCTTATGTTTATACTGATACCTGTTAGCATTTTGTGGAATGTTTTTACCGGCAAGTCTTTTATTAACTCTTATATATTCATCTTTCTTTTGGTCTCTAAATAAAGTTATTCTTGCTTCCATCATTAAACCATTACCAATCTTTAATGATAATTTATTTAGTGTGGTTTCATTTGAGATACCATCAATAACATTTTTAAGAGTAATCAAAGAACAAGTATCCCATATATTATGTTTGTTTTTAATTAAGATACCTTTATCAAATACATTTTTAGGAAGACACTGACATAGTAGTTTTAATGCAGTTAATCTATTTCCTGCACCACCACTTTCCATTGTCTGTATATCTCCATTAATTAATAGAGATACTTTAGTTATATACTTTTGCTGAAGAACTAACCCATGAAGTGTAGTACTTTCATGGCCATCTGCAATTGCTTGATTGAGGGTCTTACGAAACCTATCAATACCACCTTGCAACATAGCATTTTCAAACTCTAATTCTTCTTGTATTAACTTGGTGTAATCAGTGGTGTCTTTAAACTTACCACCCACTCCTACTTTTACTAATTCTTCTAGCTGTTTTTGTAGGTCTTGTTTTTGTTCTTTTAATATATCGGACATAACACGAACATTTCTCCTAACAATTCTTGCACTTGTGTATGTCTACGATAGTCTGTATACGATTGTATACGAAACTAACACACTAGTGCAAAGGTTGATTATTTAAAAAAACACAAGGAAAAACAATTATACTTTCCACTTGTGTAAAGATTTGAAATGGTCGGTAGTTCCTAAGACTAACACTCCTACGTTCTACCGACCCTTTCTTACTACTTAATGTAGACAAAGTACCTAGATTGTAGACGTAATCGTAGACACTTTGGTGGGCTTGGTCAGACTTGAACTGACACGCCTTACGGCATATGTTCCTAAGACATACGTGTATACCAATTTCACCACAAGCCCTTGAGTTTATTTGGTGAGTTTTAGTATACATATTCTCTTACTTCAACTGCTTTCTACTATTGTGGCCTATCATAGAAACAACAGTATTTTTCTTCTTATATGCTTCAAGATTTTCTAACGCTTTATTAAGTAAAGGTTCAGGTGTATCAGTATAGTAAGTCAATGTAGTTTCAATACGCTTATGACCTGCTAATTCTTTTACAACCTTTGGACTTTCACCTGCTTCTGCTAATCTTGTGACGAATGTATGTCTCATACAATAAGGTGTAAACTTTTTATGAAATTTACATTTGTTTACATATTTCCACCACGCACTTCTTATTGAACTACTTGATACTGGGAAGAAACGATTGTCTTTATTTTGTAAAGCGTCTTTTCTTCTTCGTTTAAATATATTCAACAAGTCTTGATTTAATTTAAACTCAACAGATTGACTGTCAGTTTTTGGTCTGTAAAATTGTATAGTTCCTCGACCAAAATCTACATTATCAATATTCCATTGGTTCATTTCACCTGTATGTCTTGCACCTAAATTAAAACCACAAGTAAAAAAGTCGTGCCAAAACTGGTCTTCATGTAATTCAACAACACTTAATAATTTACTTTCTTCTTCAATTGTAAGTGCAGGTTTCTTTTGACTTTCACCTCTTGTTAAATCAACTATACCCATATTCTTAACTCGACTGTCAGGATTAGGTAAGTCTTTCTCATCAAGAAGTCTATACTTGATAGCTTCTCTAAGTATCATTCTTAAACAACCTAATCTTTTGTTGATTGAGGAATTACTTACAGAAGAACGCATATTCTTATCACGATTTAATATGTATTGTTTGACTTCGATTTTAAAATCTTCAAGTTCAAATATATCAAACGTATTAAGTTTTTTATCTTTACCAAAGAACCTACATAAATCATCAAAGTATTGTTCATTATGTTCTAATTGTTTACCACTCCAAGTATAGTTTTTCATTCTATTAAATACACTATCAAGTGTACCTGTGCCTAGTTGTTGTGGCTTGTAGTTTTCAATGTAGCGTCTGTTAGCTAACTTGTTTGTCATCTGACGTTTTACATTCAGTGCTTCTTCAAGTGCTATTTCAAACTCTTTCTTTTGTTCGGCTTCAGTCTGAGTAGACTTGATACCTAACTTAACTACCTTTGATAAAGTAAATGGTTTGTCTTTACCATCTACAGTCTTACTTTGTTTTACATATAAGTCTTTACCTTTACGTAATGATATTCCTTTAGGTAATTTTTCTTGTATGTAAGTTCTAACACTACTTAACATAAATCATTCTCCTTTGTTAAATATGTTGGTGCAACTATCCAAGATTTATAAACGTCATTATCTTTAACCAAAACTTGTATAGTTTTTTTGTTTAATTTTTGGATTATACCTTTAAGATTTTTATTCTTAATTGTTACCTCGTCTCCAACATTAAACTTTGTGATTTCATAAGCATTTAAATTTGCAATTTGTTTATTTGCTAATTTACTTACTTCATTTGCAAACTCCATCACATCTTCTACATTTGTAATCCAAGACAAATCATTTTCAATATTACTTAAAGTTTGTTTTGTTCTTGCATTAATCATACTACACTCCTCTCATTGCTGTTTTAAGGTTTCTATCAATTACTATTCTAGGTTTATCTTTCCAATCGGAAGTAGAACCAATGAATAACTTTTGAAGTTTCCTACCTTTTGTTGTTAATTTAATCCAAGAAAATCTTCTTGAACCATGTGGATTTATAATTCTATCTACAAATCCATATTCATATAACTGGTCAATCATTCTTGATATTGAAGTACCAGATATATTTACGCCAAACATTTTCTGATACCATTCTGCTATCACCCTTGTGTTTACTTCATCATCAGGTAAGCAACAAATAGTTTTAAAAGATAAAACTAATTGTAATGGTATTCCGTTAAAGTGTTTACTTTGAATATCTCCACCTGAAGATTTTTTGATTTCATCAAGTAAAGCATTATCAAATTGTAAACTACTTACTGTGCAGTTTAACGACATCTTTCTCCTTTCTAGTTTTAAGTTCGACAACTCGTAAACTTTCTGGTTTGTTATGATGAATTTTAGTTTGTGTGATTAGGTCTTCGACACCATCAAGATTAGTTTCACTTGCGTGTAAACCCATTCTTGTCAGCTTGTCGAAAGTATATTGGATATTGCAATCACCTAATTTAATTGAAGAAGTTTTTTCATACTCATCTTCATGTTCAAGTGTCTTACAATAAAAGGGAAGATGACCTACGTAATGTTGGTAAGTCATATGATTTGGAAACTGTTGTCTCAAATCTGAAACATAATAATCAAAATCATTTATGTTTCTCCAAAGTTTACATCTTATAAACTTCCACACAAAGCAAACTATATTCATAACGAACATAGTAATACGTGTTGTTATTTTTTTTCTTATTTCCATACTTAACTCCATAGTGCATATTTTTAATTTAATTTCAAGTACTAGTGCAAACTTTACACGTGTAGGATAATCTGGGAAAAAATAGATAAAGTCCTGTACTATCCTATGTAATAACCCACTACTAAACTTTTAGTGGGTTATCACTTAAATTTTAATAAAGTGGAAAAAATTGTATAACCTAGCTTTTGTGGTTGAAGCAAAATAACTTAATTTATTAAGTCTTCTGCTGTTTCGTACACAAATATCCGTTCTTCAACTACAGGTCTCTTACCTATTTCAGTAGATACCTTTGCCAAAGTATCAGCTAACACGGACTTCTCCTCGTCAGGAAGTACGTGAGAGGTGTTCGGACACTTCTTTATTACTTTGATTATCATGTTTTTCTATCCTTGTTGTGAGAACCTTAATAGGCTTCTCAACCTTTATTATTTTAGTACCATTCGACAGGACTATTCTTTGACCTGACTTCATAATCTTTAACTGTCTTTTGATACTTGCGTCTTTTTCTTTGCTTGTTGGGTCTATGACAATATTCTGTAAGAAATCACCATAAACAATCCACCTAGTCTTTGACATAACAACGACAAAGTTAGGGTTTCTTTTCCACTCACTCATTATCTTGTCCTTTCTTGTTTATAATGGTTCTAAGTTGTGCCTCAGTTGAGGGATTTAGAACTCTTTTGTGGATATTGTTGATTGCAAATGCACAATGAGTGACTTTTTCATCAAGTCTAGCTATTGTGCTTTCTAGTTTATTAAGGCGTTTTTTTGATATAATGGTTAATCCAAACATATCTACCTTTCCTTTCTACTGATATATGAGAAACTTTCCTACAAATCAGTAAGTTATCTTATGCACTTTATAAAAAAGAAATCAACTCATAAATAAATTATTTTATTGATATATAATTTAATTACTGATACCTCTTGCTTAGTATGGATAAATCAGTACTTAACTTATTAAGTATGCAAGGCGTTAATATTCAAAATTTAGATGAAGCGTCTGAAGTCATAAAGTATTTAATCAAAAAACATGGAAGAAAAGAAATAATTGCTAAAGCAGAGATTGATAAAAATTTATTATATCAGCTTGAGAATAAACAGAACATTACTTTAAAAAATTGGTTAAAAATTAAACGTGCTTACCCTGAAGTATTTATTCCTGATGAAACAGCAACAGGTCAAATACCAATTATGGGAATGATTGTAGGTAATAAGATAATACCTTTAAACCCTGCACAACCAAAGGTCTTCAATGCACCTGCAAAAGCTGTAGAAGATTGGTCTCCTTGTATTGCATATATAAATCATCAACCTAATGCTTTTCAAGGTTCAGTTCGTATTTTCTCTACAAAGAATTTAAACCATGAACAAGTAAGTTCACAATGTTTCAATAGATTAGTCTTAATGTTTCCAAAAGAAATTGAGCCTAAGTTTGGTGTGTTTAGACCTAATGTTAAGCAAACAGAATGGAAACTACATGACCCATACAATGGTGAAGTACTTCTTGATGGTAAAGTTGGTGACTACATATCTTGGTGGAAGTGGATATTTACAACCAGTATGTATGTAATGGAAAATGAAAGTGCAGAAGAACATCACATGAAACATACCGAAGACTTTATGAAGTCATTTGATAATTAATTATAATTTTTTTAAATACTTTATAATGATTGTTGGAACTTCGTGTGTTCCATTGTACCAACTGTTAATTGTTTGTCTTGATACATCTAATTCAATACTAGCTTCAATTTTAGTTTTAAATAGTTTATCAACTAACTTTTTAAATTCTTTTGTCTTATCCATAATGAATACAATATACTTCCTAATGAATAAAAAGAAAGCCCCAACTCTGAGGTTAGGGCTTTAATTTATTATTTTAATTACAGTTTTTACAATCTGGCTTTACTTCCTGCCAGTGATATTTAAAATATTTATTTAAATACCTGTTAAGTCTTATTAAATCTTTAGGCTTCATTGTATGTATTTTAATTTCACCACTACAATGATTTTTAATTTTATTAATTGGTCTAATAATTATATTATTTTTAAACATTGATACCTACCAGTTAGCGTTCCAGATATAAACATTACCACCAGAAGCGTCAGTTTCATTGAAGTCGTAATTCAAATCACGTTCAAAAGCGTCATAATCAAAATATCTTGCAAGTGTCGAATTGCCATCACTTAGCCCCTCAATGGTTTCATCTGCGAAAGTTTCAGCAAATTCTTTAAAACTTCCATATTCACCATAAAAAGCGTCATCAATATGACTTAAATCATCTATTGACCATAATTCTAGAAAGCCGTTGACCTTGTCAATGTCGTGTTCATTGATAGCTTCTTGAACTTCTATGATTTTATCTAAATCTGGATATTCACCCAAATTTGGGAAATTATCATAGTCATGGATTGCCCATTCTTCAGCGTCAGCAACAGGCGAAGTTTTTAATACTTCGTCAATCTGTGCTTGTAGTTCTTCAGCGTCAGTTTTTGGAACAATCCAAGAGCCATGAAGATAACCTGAATTATAAGAAGACAGACAAGCCACATATATCTTAGGCTCGTCTTTTTGTTGTGTTGTTTGTACTTGTGTTGTCATTGTTGTTTCCTTTCTTTGTTCATAATAGATTTTAATATAGTAAAGATACTTGACAGTCAAGATACTTTACATATTATATCTGGTCAACTTTGTCGCACTCTTGCACTAGTGAAAAGGACAGAAAGAAACAAACAAACTAAAAGACAAACTAAAAGAGAAACTAAAAGAGAAACTAAAAGAGAAACTAAAAGACAAACCAAAAGAGCAACAACAAGGAAAGATTAAAAGATATATAAAAAGTTTCTTAAAGTTTCAAAACAGATAATGACAAAGATAAACGGAAAAAATTTTTCTATAAAAAGAAAAAACAATTAAAATAGTAGAGCAATAGTCAAGAAGACTAACGCAAAGTAAAGTATATTATAGGTTTCTGATATTAAAAACGTAGACTGTCTACAATACACCCCCCACCCCTTACAAAAAAGAACAAGGCCTATGGGGTAAAGTAAAAATCTAGTATATACGTAAGGTTGTCAGATTTTTTTACTTAATTTTTTCAAAGTACTTGTCGTACATAGAATAATCAATTGCATAACCTAAGAAGTCTTCAACATTATTTACAATAAAACTTTTAACTTCTTTAGATTTATCTTTGTTTGATGTATTTGGATAATTTTCAACAACAAACCCTTTGTTCATTATAATAAAATGTTTGATAAGTTTATCTAATCTTTCAGTTCCCTTATGTTTCTTAAAGAGAGCCTTTAGATATATTACTTTTTCTTCTTTTTTAGACATAACTTTATTTACTATAAGATACAACCTATAGTCAAATGTTGTTGGTTGCTCTTATATAAAGATAAAGTTTAACTATAGTATAACTATAGCAGTATCCTAATAGTGGCACTTAATTAAAAAACAACAAAATCAAACAACTTTTAGTGAGTTTCTTACCATAGAAGCTATTTTCTTACTATATTTTGCTCTATTTCTATTCTTTCTTTTCTTTGCTGTAGACCTTGCATATTCACTTGAAGATAACTTATTGATAACCTCTGTAGGTAAATATCTCTCTCCTGTGACTGAAGATTTCTTACCTGACTTAGTTCTCCACTTCTGAGCCGACCAGTTCTTTAAAGACTTCTGAGAGGGTTTAAGAGCCATTATTTATAGCCACCACCTGCTTTCTTATAGGCTTTTGCTAGTGCTTGAGCCTTTCTTGCACTCCATTTACCACTAGGTGTACCATAAGAACTACTATTCATTATCCTCTGAAATATTCTTTTACGTAAAGTAGGTTTGGTATAATTACCTGCTTTATTAACTGTTGATTTTTTCTTCATATTTTAATCCATGAGTTATCTGTTTTATCTCCAAAATACTTTTCCATTTCTTGATTAAATAAATCTTCTTTTCTCATCTTCATAGCTAACTCTTGGTCTCTAGAAAGATGTTTGACCCAATGATTACAAGCTACCTGTAGACAATCTATTCTGTCATCATGTGACAACGAATGGACTTCTTTTTGTAGTCTACTTATCTGATAGAATAATTGATACCTCAATGCTGTCTCTTGTGGGTACAACATATTAGTTTCTTCATAATCTTTTTTGACAACATATTTATCTATTATCAATCTATGTTGTGAAATAATTGGTTCTAACGTATCTAATATTCTTCTATGTTTATTAGAAGTTTGTCTTACCATTTCAGTGGTACAAGGATATTGCTTTATTAAATATGGTTTTAATAAGGCTTCAAACATTCCTTGACCAAAGTTTTCTTCAATTAAAATTTTGTTTACTTTATGTTTTTTAGCAACGTCTACTAATTTAGATAAAGTATGTTCTGAATAACCTGCATTGAAACCACCAATATCTAAAAGATAAATATTACCATTAGCAAATTTTGTGACACAATAAGCAGTTTCATCTTTACCTTTACCACTAGGGTCAATGGCCATAACACAACCTGTATATGGAAGCCATTGGCCTTGTATATTCATTGGCCTATAATAAGCGTCTCCTTGTAATCCAACATTTGGTAAATCATTATGTTGTAATTCAGGACTTGAAGCCCAAATAACTTTTTCTGGTGCATTGTCAGGATTACAATTCATAACAACTAAATCCGACAATTTTAGTGGGAATTTATTTAAATCAGAAAGTGTAGTATCTAATTGATACTGCATATTAAAACCTAGTCTTCCATAACTAGCTTCTCTTTCTAATAAATCTTTTTCGTCAAATCTTGTAGGGTCTGTAGGTTTACCAATTAAATTAATATCCCAAGTATTATTTATTATAGGTGCTAAATTAGAACCATAGGACTTTATTTGTTTTTCACTAGGGTATCTAGCAGTCCAATATCTAATCTTATATCCTCTCTCCTGTAGCTTATTATATATGCTTTGTTCGGTCTGAGGTGTACCTAGATAAACAATTCTAGAGGTATCTGGTTTAATCACTGCTTCAAACTCTTTGATAGCTTCTGACAGCTTATCTCTCATAAACTGAGTTTGTGTATTACCAGAAGTTTCAATATCATCAGCTACAACTAAGTCTGCACGTGAACCTGTAATCTGTGAAGTTATACCTAAAGATTTAACTGTAGGTTGCTGTGAAGCTGTTGCAGTGTTTACGTCAAAACTTATCTTAGATTGTCTTTGGTCGTCTCTAGGATATAGATGTTGTAATATTGGAATTTCGTGAAGTAATCTTAAACAGAATGTACTAAAATCATCTGCTCTATTTTTAGAAGCAGAGACAACAAGTATGTTTATATTGGGATTTAATAAAATTCTCCAAAGAACATAACTTGCAGTAATCCAAGATTTTCCTACACCTCTAAATGCAGAAACAATTATTCTACTATCACCATTAGCTATATAATCAGCTATATCGTACTGTATTTTAGTAGGTTCAGGTAAGTTTAAATGTTTCCAAGTGAGATATAAAAAATTCCTAAAATCAGTTAGTTTTGATAGGATTTTTTCGTTTTTCATCAAATGGTAGTTCTTCTATAAGTTTTTCTAGTGGGCTATTTTCTGTAGGTACAGCGTCTATATTATTATCTCTTAGAAACTGTCTAGCTACATTTAAGTCTGAAGATTTAGCTTCAGGGTCTTTTACTCTTTTAAGTAATTCTTCTGCTAGTACTCCATGCAGTTCTTTTAGTTTTTCACTCATCTTATGCTTTACTTCCTATTTGCTTACATTCAAATTTTATTACAATTTTATTTTCTTCTAAATATTCTAAATTATATTCTTCAAACGCATCTAAGTTTTTAAAGGTTTGTTGTGCTACTCCATAGCCACTATAGATACAATCATTGTGTGTATCAAATTGATAACCTGATACGAAACTAGATGGACACTGTCCAGTATTCATACTGCACATATATAAAATTAATAAATATTTCATTTAAATTGAAAAAATCCTATAACTCCTGCTACTACTGTTCCTAAGAATACAAGTACACTTATTGCACCTTTACCTTTAGAAACGTCTTGTCTTAGTGATTTAACCTCTTTTCTTAATTCGTTAATACTTTCATTTAATGTTTTCATTCTTTCTGCACATAGTTTTTCGTGTGCTGAAAGTCTTACACCTGCTGTATGTTCAGCATATTCTTTTGGTGTAATTTTTTTTCTAGGCATATTACATTACCAATACTACAGCACCTCTGGTTTAGGAATTACCTGTGTTCCGTTTATTAATACATTTCCATTATTATCTATTGTAATATTTTTAGGTTCTTCATTTGAAAAAGTATCAGGTAAATTTCTTAATGCTGTTCTGTAATTTTGTATTAAAGTTTTATTATTACTTGTGATTGGATAATCACTAATAAGATACTTGTCTGTATCTCTAAGAATTTGGTCACGTTCAAATCTTATTCTTGACCAAGAGTTTTTAAAAGCATTTCTATTAGTAGCTTCAGTTGTTTCTCTTGTGCTTTTTACTGAATTGTACTTGTTTTTCTCT